AGGAAAATGAATTTTCTTGGGAATAGTGATCATGAGTGCTGTACCGCTATATGATCTTAATAAACGGTTCATGACTTTCACACCCGTTGCCGTATCCCACCCATGCAAGGGAACGGTCGGGCTATGCGAGCTTATCAATGAATAAAAGTCATTAACAAACTCTTTGACCGATTCATTGTAAACATTTGGCATAGCGCATTATTCCTTGTCGGATTTAAATGAGCGTTTTTTCTTGCCGCCTAACAAGGTAGATAACATGGAATTGTCAGAAGCTAATTTATCTTGAACGGTTTCAATATCCTCTGAACCATCATCGGAAATTTCAGAATCATCTTCCATTGCATTATCATCGTCTAAACTATGCGCGGCTTTGGCATCTTCTTTTGAATGAAACCACCCTTTATTCAGTGCATCAATATATTCACGATGATTTTCGCATAATAATTGATCAAATCCTGTCTGCTGTAATTTGTTTAATTTATATACGAATGCGCGTAGGTGTTTTGGATTAATCCATTTTCCATTATAGGGTATTTGTGTCGTTTTCTTCATATGAGGAAGTCCTTATGTATATAAAAAGGGGAAATCCTATACATGATACAGGAATTTCCCATCAATTTTATTATCTACCCTTTACGATCTTATAATCACGGCAAACTCTGGATTGATTGCGACACCGCACGCGATATCCAAACGATCAAGTTGTTCGTAATTTCTGATATCCGCACCCAATGAGTAGGTAATAGACATTTTGTATAAGTTAGAAAAGGTTGTAGCCGCTTCCACCCCACCACGTAATTCTGTGAGAGGAGGAGCCGCAAAGACAATAGCCTGATTATGAAATGCAAGAGTACGGTTAAAACTTTGACTTAACCAGACTTGCGCACCATTAGGAATGGGAGCGCTAATATTACGGCGCGCCCCAGTAGTCACAATAGTTGGATTTACATTAACCGTAACCGTTGTACCTGTTGAGATGGCATCGGCTGTTACCACGAATTGAGCGCGTTGTTCTAAAGGCTCATAGTTCAGTGGGTTAATCATATAAACTAAATTCGCGTCATCAATTTCTAAAATATCCCCTAAACGGAATACCAATTGATTAGATAAGACGCCATTTAATACGAATGTATTACCACCCGTGATTGGGCCATTGGCAATCTGTCCTCCATCCAAGAAACCAGTTGGAGGTGTGACTGCCGTACCACCACCCACACCAGCCGTGTGACGGCGCATGAAGTTTGACTTGAAGAAATCAAACCCAGATAAGTGACCTATGAAACCATCCATTAACGCGCCCGTATTCACGGTATTGTTAAAGATAGTGGCTAGCGAAGTAGATAATAAAGCGTTGGTAGTCGGACGGATTGCTACATAACGGTTTCCATCTTCGGGAATGCCAAGTTCAGTCATATAAGCATCAGCCATTGTAATGGTACCAAAATCAATTGGCACACCCGGCGTCCCGACTGCTTGATAAATCTGAGTCTGGAAGGTATCAGCAATAAACTTTTCCACTTTATTTGCAAGGGTTTTGGCGCGAGGGTTTAACATCATATCCAAGAATGGTTTATCACGGGCACGATTAAACGTTAAATCAAAACCTGTGAAACCTACCATCGTATGAAATTGCTTGGTAATAGAAAGTGGTCTAACGATTTGCACTACCGCTTCGGTTTTAGCGGATGCACCTTCGCCCCCTTCATAACGTTCTTCTAAACGATAATTAAGCGTTTGCCCGGTCACATATTTTAACGTGCGGAAATCTTCTTCAATATTACGATTAGAAACTTTTGCGAGGTTTAAATAGTTGACGTAGCGAACAAAGACTTCGTTTAAAACGTATTTAGTGGTTTGAAATAAATTTGCCATGGTGCATCCATCTCCGGAAAATGATTTAGGTTGGTGACAAAATGTCACTGTCTATTTACATTTCCGTGCGGACGGATAAATACACGCAGGGTAAAACTAAAAATTCATTTCTTAAAAACTCTAGAGACTCGGCGGCAATCCCTTACCACAATACACACCGATTGATGAATTTAATTCTACCCTGTTGTATTTTATTTGCAATAACTTACTTTGAACTGGCAGGATCATGTTGATCAGTTTTCTCAGGCGCTTTATTTGCAGTTTTATCAGTAGGATTTTTTAAACGTTTTTGATAATCCGCTTCCGATTCACCGGGTAACTTCGTTGGCTTACTATTTAATGGTGCTACCATGAGATTGTACTCCTTAAGTTAATAAACGATTAACGCCGCTTGCCTTGACGTTGATTTAGTTTAACACGGGCATCTTTCTCAATGGCACTGTCTACATCAAATTTTGGTAATTCGTCAAATTTATCACTAACATCACCTTTATGATTAGATAGTGGTCTACTTGATTTGGTCACATTGTTCGCTTTACGAATTTTTTCATCCAGTCTGCCCAATTCCAGCATTTGTGTAGGGAAATCCTGAATGCCAGCAATGCGTTCTATTTCTTTGGGTTGTTGCTTACACGCTGCATATAAAAACGCTGCCGGGTTTGGCATTCCACGAATACCCACCATGATAGCATCCGTAATGGGCTTATCACTTACCACGGTTTTAAAGTCTGAATACCTGTCCATGCCTGTTGTAAACTTTTCTTCAAATTCTGCCTGCACACGGCTTTCTTGTTCACGCCATTTTGCCTCATCGGCTTGACGTTGTGATTGAACTCGCTCTTGTTCTTTAGCTTGCAACTTGTTCGTTACAATCTTATCAACGACTTTGCTTAGTTCGCGCTCCCAATCAGCCTCAGTTGAATCAGAATCCATAGTTTGTGTGACTTGTTCCGTTACCTTGGCGACTTCTGCCGCTGTAGGTGCTTGACCATGATTGCCGCGAGCCAAACGCTCACGAATCATCTTATTGACCTCTGATTCGGGGTACATCTTTTCTTCTTTTGGAACTATTTCATTGCCATATTCATCAATTTTGGCAGCTTGATCTGTGTTATCGGGTTCTTCATCATCATCCGGGTCTTTATTGTCAATAATATCGGTTGGGTCTACTTCTTCATCGGGTTCTTTGTTGCCTTTATCGTCATATCCATAATCATCGGCATTCTGGCGCGGTTGTGGCGTGTGTAAAACAGACTTTTTCAATGCACCACGCAACCCGGTGCGCGTATTTTTAGTCGATTTGCTCTGTTCTGCTGGTGTATCACCATCTTCACTGGATGCAATCATATCCTCGCCAGTGGGTACCGTACCCAATTCATTCGCTAAATCATTATCGTCAATCTTTTGTAATACTTTTGGCATAAATGGTTAACTCTATTTTTTAGAAGTTGGTTTAGCCTCTTTGGGTTTGTCCAAAAAGCCTGTGTTGTGAGTGAGAATCTTGGCTAAATTATCATGGTGGCCTTGTGTGGTATCGGCGTGAATACGGGCAAACTCTGCCTGTAGTTTCTTCTCAGTTTCCACATAGCGCGCTTCAAGCTCAGCACTTTGTTGGTGTAATTGACCTAACTGAATGGCAGCATCAGTACCGTCTTTGCGAGACTGAGACTCGATCTTGTGCTGCTCTTGCATGAGTTTTTGCTGACCTAATGTAAAATCTTGTTGCGCTTTCATCATCTCAAGCTGGATTTTTAATAATTCAGGATTTGGAGGTGGGTCTTTGGGTGGTATCGGTTTGCCAGTCTTACCTGCTTCAATAATCTCAGGTGGTACTAGGGCGGCTCGCAGGCGGTTTCTAATTTCAATAGACTTCGAGTTTTCCAGTGTTTCGATAAATAAGTCAGCTACCAGATTAAATGTTTCAGGATTCTTTTGTAGGATAAGCTCGATAGTTTCTTGATCTTCCCGCTTTTGGCCTTCTACAGATTTACCGGGCAATAACCGTAATTTATAACGCCCTTTGGTAATATCATTTTCAAAGTTTTCGCCGTACTCATCGCCTTGTTTATTAATAGTAATGGTTTGCTCGCCCGTGTCTGGCATATTTAATCGTAGTTTGCGCTCAGTATCATAAATACGGGGTATGGCATCATCTACTATCAGGCCACAAGCCCACAAGGCTTGATTTGATGAAGTGAATAGTGTTTGAGTATTATAACTAGCGGTCTCGCGCCGTGAATCTATTGCGTCGCCAGAGACTTCTTGACCGCCTTGGCCTAACTGCGTGCCATATATTCCAGTACTAGAAGATAAATCATTCAGCGTACTATCATATTGCTGCATCAAAGACTGTGATATTTCCGGTGGTTTTAATTGCTGTGGAATATTGCCAGACTTGGCTTCATCATAATAGAGCGCGCCTAAAATGACAGTCGGGTCAGCCCATATTTGCTTAGTATCAGTGCCACGCGCATTCTCTTTCGATATAAGGAATTGATCATAGCGAAATACAGTTAGGAGATAAGCATTTTGCGTTTTGATATAGTTTAAATAACGTTGCGCATCCTTTGCATTGGCAAAAAATGAGCGTGTAATCTGGCGCCCTTTCTTATCATAGTAAGAACGCTGATCTTCAAAAATGATAGGAGAGTATTGACTATGAAATGGCACCTCATCGATCTTATAATCACCTGCCCAAATTGAATTTACTACCTTATAGCGCGATACTTTTCGGGTTCGCACTACTCTGACAGGTTCGCCATTGTAATCAATAAACTCTTTACCATCGACTTCAAATGTAGGTAAGGCATCCACTTCTTTTTTAGGTAAAGCTTTCCCGTTGGATAATTCACATAGCGTAAAAGGCTTATATTTTCGTTCATACACATAAAGAATCGTAACTGATTCATCATCCCAAAATTCTAACGGCATATCCGTCTGATCATCAACTGATACATTCGCGCCGTTGTCTTGCTGATCTATACCAATATTTGATTCAACTTCTCTACCCCACAAAGCGCGCACTTTCTTGCGGCTCATCTTGACGGTATAGCCAGAAATCATGCTGTCAATTTTGTTTTTGTGTTCACAGTCTAAAGACCAAAAGCATTTAGTAGGGTCAACAAAGTCATATAATTTCATTACTTGATCAAAATTATAATCATTATCATAATCCGTACCTACACGATAAGCACCATAACCACCTACTGTTTTTTGAAAAAATGAATTCTGGGTAATGGATTTCGCATCAGAATTTAATAGGATATCTAATACGATGGCTTGACGAATAGCAACTACTGGCTGAGGCGTATCATCAGTTGCCTCTAATTTTAAGCTGGGAGTATTTTGTTGTTGCTGCCCCATCACATAGTTAGCGAGTGGCGCAAGCTTGTTGAATGTCAGACCTTGCTTGTTACGTTTCGTAAAATTATCTAATTCGTCCTGATCCCATTGATCGCCCATGACAAAACTCATCATGTAATGGTAATGCTTATCATTTTCGCGCCACGCATCACGCCATCTTTTGACATGTTGTCGTAACTTTTGAGCTTTGGGACTATCAGTCGTATATTCCGGTCTATCCATTCACTTAACCCTTCCATGTAACGAAATGATTTGATTGTTATATTATCAGATAAACTTGCCCCTCGCATGTACAGGTAGTGTTTTTACTGGATTAAGTTTGGTGGTAGTGTAATAGCCTGCTGCGAATGTGTGCAATAGTGCGTCAGCGCAGTCTGGGCTTGGCATACCACGTTTGCGTAATGATTTTTTGGATTCGATACGTAATCTACCAGAGCTATCCTCATCATAACCCACGCTGCATAAATCAGACTGTAACTCATCACTGTCAGGAATTTCCACGGGCATATCCTGCATGAGCCAGTCGGCGCAAGCGTTCCATAATTCCGCTCTACGATCTGTAAAGTGTTCTTTATCATGCGCGTCTAGAGCCACGTTAATCCCTTCAACCTGTGTATATCCCATTTCCTGCATTCTATCGACTATGCCCTTACCTATACCAATACAGTCAACAAAGACTTTCACTGGGTCGTATTTCTTAATCATGTTAACCAGCTTACCGCAAATGTGCATAGTGTTGTGATTACGGTAAGTTTTAAGATTCCATGCCTTGCGCCCTTGGCGAAAGATAATAGCTGTGCGGTCACTACCGTCTTTATCGTCAGCCGGGTCAACTCCTATCACAATGCCTGATTCGCTTTTGAGTTTGCGTTTGCGCGCTGCGGTAACATATTTGCTAGGAATAAATGTGTTTTTAACTGGATTAAGAAACGCATCATTAGCATTAAATGGATACTCTTGACTAAATAATTCGAGTGCGCGTTCGGGGTCTTTTGACATGTTACGCATTTTATTCCTGCGCCATGCAAGATGCTCTATTGTCAAACCATCCGCAGAGTAGGCGCGCATGAAACCGCGCTCATCCTGTGTTAATTCCATCCCTTCTGCACTGGCTGTATATTCAGCCTGCCAGTACCACGGAATGAATATAGCCATGTACTCAGATTCACCCGCGACCGCAGCAACCCATTCTTTATGATACCAATTGCCGATACCCTGCGCAGTACTCTCAATGATAATTTCCGTGCCCGCCACGTCCGCAACGGTTTGAAAAATCCCGGTCGCATGTTCTTCCGTGTTATCCCAAAGCCCCGCCTCTGAACCATGCAGCAATTGAATAGTATCAGAGCGTCCTACCTTTTTGCTGCCTGCCGTGCCTACCTTGTAGCCACCCTTGAAAACATCGAAGTACATTTCAGTCGTGTTGAGTCTGTCAGGATAAGGACACAACCCCGGCGGCAAGTTATCAAAGTACGTCTTGACCATGTTAAATAGGTTATTAGTCGCTGAGTCATGGTGCGTCATAATGAAAGTTTTGTAGCCCTTGCGAGTTATAACTTTGTGAAAGAATCTTGCGGATACCATCGTACTAACGCCTTGTTGCCTACCTTTACAGATAATCGCACGCACACGCCCAGTGGCTTTGAGTTGTGCCTCTAGCTTATTGTGTAAATAGATTTGCGCGGTGTTAAACTTAAAAGGTATTAGCGCGGTTTCATCATCATCCGCGCCTTTCACTGAAATATAGAAAAACTTCTCAGCAAACCATCT